TTCTTTCTTCTATTTCTTTATTTAAAATTTGTTTATCCATTTTTTTGTTATTATTACATATAATCTTTAAACCTTTTTTATCAACTTTTTTTTCATTTTAAGAAAATATAATCGTTATATTAAAAAATATGAAATTTAAACAGATTGCATTATATTTATTTTTAATTTTATTCACTGGATTTGTTTTATACAAATTGTTCAATTATTCTTCAGAGGAACTACCACCAAAAATGATAGAAAACGATGAAGTTATAGAAAACGATGAAGTTATAGAAAACGATGAAGTTATAGAAAACGATGAAGTTATAGAAAACAATGAAGTTATAGAAAACGATGAAGTTATAGAAAATAAAAGAATAGACAATCTTATTATCGTATCTATAACAACTTCCCCAAGAAGAATTAATTTAATGAAAAATACAATAGATTCTATATTCAACCAAACATATCCACCGGATCTAATTAGAATAAATATTCCAAAACAATTCAAGAGAACAGGTCAATATTATAAAATACCAGACTTTTTAAAAAATAATAATAAAATTCAAATTTTTCAATATGAACAAGATTATGGTCCTATTATGAAACTTTTACCAACTCTGTTAGACTACTCTGATCATCCGAACGCCAATATAATTTATGTAGATGATGATGTACTAATGCTACCGCATACAATCGAAACATTTATAAAGTATATTAATATAAATCCAAATCTTGTTTATTGTTTATCCGGATTTGATTTTAAAGGATTTGATAAATGGACTTATTTAAATAGTGCTTGTTATGTAAATCTTCCTGAAGGATATATGTCAGTTTGTCTTAGCAATGCCGTTATTAAAAAAATTAAACAAAATTCATCTATAGAAGATTACTATAACTTTTTTTCAAAAAATGAATATTGTTTAACTAGCGATGATTTGATGATTGGAAATTTTTTAGCAATGAACAATATTTTTATTTATAAAATTTACGATGTTAAAGCAAATAATATTTTATGGTGGAAATCAGGATGTGAATTACAATACGGAAAATCTGGTGATGGAATCCAGCATTTAGGACAAGACCAACATTTCACTAGATATAATAAAGCATTTCAGTATTTAATTGAAAATAATATGAATTTTTTAATGGTTAAATCGTAACTTCATTCTTAACTCATCTTTAATAAATCTTTCTATATTTTCCAATTTCACTGTGTATGGAACTTCTATTAAAATTATATTTTGTTCTTTACACATTCTTCTTTTCATATCATCGCGATATTTCTGATTGAAAAATGCTTCATTATTTTTATGAAAATAAGGTGTGTACTTATAATGTTGAACTCCGTTATATTCCACCGCAATTTGTAGCTCTTCGTTATAACAATCTAATTCTAAGTTAAAATTTCCCCCAGTTACAGGATTATTTAAAAAATTAGGTCTTGCTTTATTAAAAGGCTTATTGAAAATTTTTTCAAGAACTCTTCTACATTCTATTTCACCTTTACTATCCGGTCTAGGAGGACGATTATTTATTTTAGAATTAAAACTTGAATCGTAAAAATAATTTGTTGACCAACTACCCTTTTCGCCATTATATCTTCGATATATTGAAAATAAAATTAAAAATATTACACATATTACAAATATTAATTCAAAGCTGTAATCTTTAAAAAAATCTATTCCGTTTTTAATATCGTTTATTTTTTTTATACTGTTACCCATTTTTATTGTATCAAACATTTTTTTATTCTTCTTCAAAATTTTCACGACAGACTGGACATGTTGTTCTATATGTTGACCATTCTTTTATACACTTTGTATGAAATAAATGATGACACTTTGAAAATGACACATCATCTTCCTCACTAAAATCATCCAAACATATACAACAATCCTTTTCTTTTTTTTCTAAACTTTTATATTTAAAACTATCTATATCTATTTCTTCATTTATTTTTTCAATACTACCCGGTTGTCTTTCATTAAAACTTTCGTTCAATACACTCTCAACTGGGTCAACTATTCTATCTATTATACTATCTAAAAATGATTCATTCAATAATCTCATATTATTAGATATTCTTCCTTCAAGTGTAGAAGAATATCTAAAATTCATATCAGCTGATTGAGGAACAAAAATTGAACTTGACTGATATGTATAATAAGGTGATCGATGTGACATTCCTTGACGTGTTGCTGTCATATAACTCAATAGAACTTCGTCAAAAACTCTATTTAAACCTATAATACTACGTTCATAATAACCATCTTCACCGTAATCATCGTCTTCAAATGATTCTTCTTTATTTTCTTCTTCAGACATCTTTTATTTTTAATACGTTATAATTTAAAAATGTGTTTTTTAAATTATAAATATGTTTTACAGACTAATATAATTTTTAAATTTGAATTAATCTTGCTTCATTTAAAGCCATCTTATCAACTTTTTCATTATATTCATTACCCGAATGTCCTTTTACCCATTCAAATTCTATATTCTTATCAAAGGATACTTTTTCATATTCATTCCATAAATCAAGATTTGCTTTCCTTTTCCATTTTCCCGTGGCACAATTTATTACATAAAGGCTATCACTATAAATTTTACATTTTTCTTTTGATTTAATAAATCGAAGTCCTTCTATAACTGCCTGTAATTCCATTTTATTATTAGTTGTACTTTTTTCACCATCACTCATATGAATTTCGCGATCTTTATCAATAAATATAAATGCCCAACCACCTGGACCCCCTGGATTTTTTAAACAACTACCATCTGTAAATAAAATACTCATTGTTTAACTTATATATACAAATGTAAATAAAGTTTATTTTTCAATTTTTGAAAATTCAAAAAGTCATAAAAAATGATTTTTTTTAGTTTTTTTAGATTTATTTTCAAAAATGTCAAGTATTTACGTCTGTACAAACGGAAATGAACAATGTTTTTGCCAAGAATGTGATTATGATGACGATAGCGAAGAAGACTACGAAGATGACGAATGCAACTGCTCATGTTGTACATACACAGACATTGAAGATGTACAAAGAAGAAAGGATGTATTTAAAAAAATATCTGATTTCTTCCAGATACCTTTATTATATTCAAATATGAATATTACATATTTTTATAATACTAATTCGATATTAGATTACAAATATGCTGAAAACAATAAGCCCACAGATCACGAAATATCAGATATATTAAACAAATATATAAAAGAAATGGTATACGAAAAAGATATTGTAATTAAAAAAATCAAAATAATGATTTTTTTTCAAATAATAATTCTTCCAAACATTAGAAGATATATAACCGCAAATAACAATTTTTTTGATATAGTTAGTAATAAATTCAAAGAATTTTCTGAAGATAAAGAAAAGTCATTTGCTTCATTTATAGAACAATTTAATTTCTGTGTATAAAAACTTTAAGTTAATTTAAAATACATCTTTTTATATATAAAAAAGTAAATGCAATTTTTATATTTTATTTATTTAGCTTTATTTAATACCGTTAGCAGCAGCTCATTTTCTCCGTATAATTTCCGTTTTGCTTTCAACACCAATAACAAAATGACTATTTCTTGGTCTACAAAGAGTTTGTACGAATTTAAACCAATTATTTTATATGGTAAATATTCGGATAAATTAAATTTACTTGCAGAAGGTAATTCCTTTCAATATCACGATTCCTCAGTACATCATCATGTTTCAACGAACTCTCTTGAATATGAAAAATTATACTTTTTTTCAGTTGGTGACGGTATTATAATGTCACAAGTAAAAAATTTTACATCAGCTCCTGGAATTACACTCAATAAATCTAAAAATATTGCAATTTACGGTGATATGGGCGTTGAAAACTCAGATAATACAATACATCGTCTTAAAAATAAGAATGATATTGATTTTTTTATACACATGGGTGATATTTCATATGCAGATGACAAAGGATCATTATTTGGAAGTAATCCTGTATACGAAAGCACATACGATAAATTCCAAGAAATAACAGCATTCAATAAACCTTATATGGTTTGTCCAGGAAATCATGACATTTCTTGTCATTCTTGGTCAGATTTCGGTTGCAAATCAAATTTTTTAAATTTTACTGCCTTTAATTCTCGTTTTAAAATGCCCTCGAATGGTTCAAAAAATATGTGGTATAGTTTTAATTTTGGACCTATTCATTTCGTCTCTATAAATACAGAAACTGATTACCCTGGTGCACCTACTACAACTTATACAATTTTAGGTTCTGGAGCAGGTGGAGGTTTTGGTAATCAGTTAAAATGGTTGGAAAATGATTTGTCATCAGTTAATAGAACAGAAAGACCGTGGATAATCGTTTACGGACACCGACCAATGTATAGTAAAAATATTGTTGATATACCTCTTAATATGAAAAATAGAATGCGCAAAGCTTTTGAAAACATACTTTTAAAATACAATGTAGATATTTATTTCGCTGGTCATATTCACGCATATGAAAGAATGAGTAAAGTAAAAAATGGTAAAAAAGACAATAATGGAATTTATCATATTATATCAGGAGCGGCAGGATGTCAGGAAAAACCTATTTCTGATAATTATTTAAAACATGACTATACAGAGTATTCCAATTATAAAGATTTTGGATATGGAATACTAACAGTTTTTGACAATAATAGTTTAGTTTGGAAATATTATAGAAGTTCAGATGATATTTTGTTAGATTTTTTTTATTTTTAATTATATTTTCACTGATATTTTTTTGAATAAAATAATAAAAATCTTTTAAATAAATAAAAAATGCCAACAGATACGTTAAATAAATTAGAAGTAATACAAAAAAAAGTTATTAAGCTTTTAAACGAATTAGTTTCCTCAAGAAAATCTATAGCAAGTTTAAATCAAGAAATTGAAAAATTAACAGAAGCCCAAACAACTGGAAATACAAATTTTAATACGGAGATTAATGCTTTAAAAAAAGAATTAACCGATGTTGAAAGTAAAGTAACAGAAATTGAAAGTGACCTTAAAGGTGTTGTAGCAGACGGTGGTAAGAAAAAATCTAGAAAATCTAAAAGGAAATCAGTCAAGAAGTCTAAAAAATCTAAAATGAAGAAATCTAGAAGAAAATCAAAGAAATCTAAAAGAAAATCAAAGAAATCTAGAAAAAATTCTAGAAAAAAATTATAAATAAATATAAAAAGTTATATAGAACATTCTATATAACTTTTAAATAAATAAAAATAAAAACTATAGAATAAAAAAATGAATCATGAAAAGATTATAATAGGACAGTTAAATGAAATGCAAAAACAACATAAAGAATTATTAAAAAGATTGGAAAATATTAGAATAAAGATTGCTTTACTATTGTCTAACCAAGGTGAAAAAATTAATATTATTAAAAGTAATATAAATGTAGATATACTTATTTCAGGTATTGAAAGTATTATTAAATCAATTGAACAAAGTATAGAAAAATATAAAAATTCTGATAAAGATGAAGTTAAAAACACTTTTGATAAATATAAATCTACATTTGAATCACTAAAAATAGATCCTGATAAAAATTTAAGTTTACTTGAAACACTTAAAAATAATTTTGAAGAAATGAACATAAATCTATTTGGTAAAATTAAAGTTTATATGAAAATTAAACCAAATTTATTAGATAATATAATTATAGATAGTAGTAGTAGTAAAATTATCAATGGTTTTTTAAAAATTAATAATGATGAAACAATTCAAATAGAAGATGAAGAAAAGTTTGGTCCATTTTCAAAAATTTTATTTAAACCTGGCGATGAAGAAATAAAAAAATATAAAAATATAATTAAAAATAAGGATCTATTTGATGAATTGTCCGGTGAAAATTCTCCATTAAATATAAACAATTTATTAGGAATTTCAACAATTTTATTCGGATACGGTATATCAGGTTCAGGAAAAAGTTGGACAATGCTTGGAGGTAAAGATGATCAAGGTTTAATACCATTACTAATTGATTATTTGTCAGGAAATGGTTTTACAGTTAAACCTTATAAAATTTTTGAACATTATTTAGATTCAGATGATTTTATTGAAACAGATGGGTCGACACCTTATTTTATTGAAGAAAAATTAAAAAGTAAAATTAGAAATTTTAAAATAAACGAGTATTCAAATAATTCTGTTGTTAACTTCACTAAACTTGATGATAAAAGAAAATCAATTGAAAGTATTAAAAAAACGCCAAATAACGATAAATCAAGTAGAACACACTTATTTATTATTTATGAAATTACCAAAGAATCAGAAAAAGGTTATATTACATTCATTGATTCTGCTGGAAAAGAAGAACCACTTGAAATTACAAAACAATTTTATACTAAATCTGAAGCTGGAAAAGATATAAAAAATCCGGCATTACCATTTGTACCGAAACCTGATAATTATTCAAAAAACGCAGCTTATATGAGACTTAAAGTTCAAACATTAGATAATTTTAATTTAGTAAAACAAATAATTAGAGAAGGTTTTTTTATAAATGAATCACTTGCACACATGATTTATTATTTTTCAGGAGAAAATATCGCAAAAGAAACTATGACTAACCGAAAAAAAATAGATAATCCAAATTATGTTTCAACTTATACATCTTATAACACAGAAGAAAAACTAAATGTTTTTCACAAACCTCCTAAACCAGTATATATTAATACTTTAACAGATGAATCTAAAAGTGATCCTGTTTTTATAACAACTATTTTTGACTATTTAACAAATTTATGCAATGAAAAAAATAAACCCAAAAAATTTAAATTTGTTATGATTGGAAATACAAGAACTGAAAAAGAATATAAGGGTGATATAACCAAAACTTTAAAACTGATCAATTTACTAAAATCAACATAAAATATTAAAATTTAATTTAATTATGAAAAATTAATTACTTACTATATATATTATCATTTTATTTGATTCCATATGTGTCCATAAAAGAATCCAATTCGTTACCAATTGTATCAATTATTCTATCTATATCTTCATTTTTATTACAGATGCATTTTCCATTTTCATCACCTAAAGCCATACCAATATTAAAATAAGGATTGTTAAAAATATCATCATTCAACAATCCATCAATATTTTTTTTATTTTTACTTTTTATGGTTTTCTTAGACTTTTTTTTAAAGGATTTTTTCTTATGAGGTTTTTTTTTAGATTTTTTGTTTCTCATTTATTTATAATATAAAAAAATATAATTTCAAAAATATCAAAGTATACAAGGACATGTATTCTATTATAAAATATGAAAGATAAGAGAATGTCAAACCCTAAGAACTTCTGTGAAGAAGCTATGAAGTTAGATATACGATATGAATATTTAATAGAAGCAAAAATGTGTATTGGTGGTCAAAAATTAGCTCAAATGTTTATAGGAAAATCTATCAGAGGAGGCGGTGATTCATTATCATCAGCAACTATTGAAACTTGGATTAATACTTTTATTTATGTTCAAAATAATCCAGATGAAGAAGATAAAGATCAATATTCTACAAGGCGATTTGAACCAAGAGAGTTATGGTACAAATATCTTGAAATTATAAAGAAACCAATAGATGATACAGTTGTAAACATGTGGAAAAATCTTTCTGCTAAAAAACTCGGAGACCAAGCTGAAATATACGGAATCACACTTGGGATAAGAAACGCAAAAGCTGTTTTAAATTTGCATCAAAGAATGTTAGATATGGTTGAAAGAAGAAGAACAAATATTTGGAATAAAGAAGTTGAAATTATTGACGGTTCTATAG